CAAAAGTCGGCGCAACCCTTTCTAACTCTGCACTTGCCCATTCTGGTGTAACCCGCCCTGCGTCAACCAGTCCTTGCAAATAAGTTCTTAACTCTTCTAAAGTCTGAAATTTCCTTCCTTCTTCACCATCAGGCATTAACCTCTCCTCCTTAGAAATTCCACAAAGACTTCTTGATAGTATGCTAATGTTGTTTTCCCCCAGCCTTGAACTGGAGGCTTGCGATTTGGTTGAATTCCGGGCTGAGGCGCTCGGGGATATTTGTTTCCAATCTGCCTATCTCGTTGGTACTTGTAGGGTCCTACATTTGGCATCATATCCCCTCCATAGGTGGCAGGGCTGGCGGTCTAGGTTCTAGTGGCGGAGCTGTCCGCATTGCTTCCTCACCCATTGGCGCTCCTGTCGGTGCTTGCGTACCACCAACCGCTCCTCTTTCTTGCATTGCTAACATATCACTTTCATCTGGTGCTTCTGTTCCCTCTTGCACTGCCAACTTATGCATTTGTTCAACTAGCTTCCGAGCTTCAACCTCATAGCCCATATCCATTAGAACCTCAGCTGCTCTCTTCATCATCTCTATAGGGCTATGTTCGTATATTTCCAGAGCCTGTATTTTCTTTATTAACTCGGGGTCTTGAAGCTTCAATATATTCTCGTAAATCCACTCTCTAGGTAATCCAAGCGCTTCAAGCATTTGAGCTTGCTGGGCGGTATCCATCTTTTCCCAGGGGTTACTAGCCGTAACTTCAACCTTGATAATATGGTCTTTCTTTAGGTCAACAGGTTTAACAGTTACCACAGCATATTGTTTCTTATGAACGCTCTGAAACTTAACCTTTATCCCACCATCAATCAACTGCTCTTCAATCAATCGGCAAATATCTTCTATAAAATGCTCAAGACTCCTGAGTTGCGGATTGAAAATCTTATTGCTTGCCTCAGCAGACAACGCATACCTTGTCCCTGATGCTGGTGGCTGTTCTAATTGAAATGGCGGTAGTAGGGCTGATTGCACTTGGTCATTTAACCAAGCCAATATATTAACCACTGTTGGCGAAATCTCTTTCACTGGAGGTGCTTCTAATTTATTTCCACCCAGTGTGAGTTCCAGGACTCCGCCAGGAACATTAAACAAAGCACCTTCAGGAAGCGACCTGCCATCTTGACCTACATAGTTAATCACCGGCAGATTTGCCAGCAGGTTGCCATGATTGATTACTATAGAGACAAACCTATTACGGACTGCATTTATATTTCTGTTTGAGGCAAAGATACTTTCACCATACCCTTTTAACCCAGTCCCAGTGTCATCAGAGATTGGTGGTCTGGTGGATACTGGAATAATCACAAAAGGCATTGACCTCATTTTGTGAGCTTCAGGGGATTTGAGAACAGTCCCCTGAGCAACTACCGAGTTCCAGCACACCCCATCCCCCTTTTCCCAGTAATCAATAACTTCAATACTCTTCTGAGACTTCTCCCAAGGTTTATACCAAGGATGTTTATCTATCTCTTTGCCCCATTCACTTTCCAGTGCTGCTTTAGACTTAAAAGTTTTATATCCCACTTTTGTTAGCCCCTCACCGCCTACCTCATAGACCAGGTGGCGTGGGTCTAGGGGCGTATAATCAGCTATGATTTTACCCTGGCTTTCATAATTGAGAATTCTGGCTGCTCGCCAACCTCTAACCAAAGCGTGCCAATTTGAGCTTTCTATTAAAGAGGGTAACACTAACCGCCTTAGCCGCAAATCACCCTGTTCAAGCATATAATAAAATAGTCGCTCTAGCCTACCAACTTCAGCCCTCTTATCTATCCCCTCAGCTTCTGCCATCTTAACCGAAATCTGTATATCAGCCGAAGACAGAATAGACTGAACACTATCGGAATTAAGCCGTAACTCATTAGAGATAATATCTATTTCGCTACCATGGTGTTTTGTTTTAGCTTTAATATCGCTTTCGTAACCAGTCATGTTAGAGGGGGATGGGTTCATTTCCCAGATATCAAAATCTTCATCGTTCCTAGTCCATAGAGGGTAAAATTCACCATCCGCTAAGTTTTTGAACCAGCTCATAATCTTTGATGGTTCTGTTTCCATTTTTATCTCCTTTATCTTATTATATCACTATTACCAAATCATCTGTCCTCCAAGATACATATGTGCCATGCGGGGCTGCCTTATTCTATCCGCAACCTTAGCCGCTAGTATCAAGCTAATTACTGTATCCCCATGCGTTCTGCCAGTAGGTTCAGGATACCCCTTTACCAACTGGTATTCCATAAGCTCCTTAATCATAGGCTTGAATCTGGTTATTAAGCTGCCATTATTTATTCGCTCCACCAGTTTCATCACCAGCTCTCTTTTATTAGGACGAGTAAGAGCAAAGCCGACCTTTTCTCCCCCTGTTATAGAGGAACCCCTCTTGAGCTTCTCCTCGGCTTCCTGTGAATAGAGACGTGGATAACCTAATTGAACTAATTTATCAGATACGGCTCTCCCAATGCCTATATTATCAATCACCAGTAACGGGGTCCAATACTCCCGGCATAGTTTATCTACCTCATAAGCAAAGGAATCAGTGCCTAAAGTATTGATATAAATAACGGCTGCTACTTCAGACATCAATCCCTGCTTGCCTATAATAGTTAAAGCAGAATAATCTTGACCCAGACCCTCTCCAACATCTACCCCAGCTACATATTGCGTCCCAACCACTGGCGGACACAAAATATAGATAAACCCTTGTCTAGTTTCGGGTTCGGCAGCGTTGTTCCAGAGTTTAGCTAAAACATCTTTATTAAAGCAGGACACCGCAGTAATAGGAGACAGAGCTTCTTCAATAGTTCGGGGATAATTTTTAGTAATTACCCAGGGCGTCATCTCATTTTCTCTGACCAATTGGTCGTAAAAGGCTTGGTTTCTCCCAGGGCGAGACCAGACATCATAAAAGAGTGCCTTGAAACCATTTTGCCCAGCCTCGGCTGCCTTCCAATGCCTCTGAAAATAGCTATCAGGTTTAGTTCCATCAACAGTTGATACTGAAATAAGCTGACCATTCTTGGTATCAGCTACTGTTGCCCTAGTATGGCTGAGATTTATCTCGTAAAACTCGTGAAAATCAGCCTCATCATGTATGACCGTCCCTGCCGTCTTGCCAACTCCAGCAGCTTCAGTGGACGGATAGGCTGATATTTGAGAACCCAATTCCTTGAAACCAAACCTTTCTGTAGAGTTCGGCTCTACAGTCCATTGTTTCATCCATTCTGGGAGATAATGATAAATAACTTTGCTTTTATTCAGCAATTCCTGCGCCTCTACCATCCCCTTGGAAAACTCAAGGACTTCCCACCCAGGAATGGTTAATATCTTCCTTAACGCATGAGTAGCTAAAGCCCAGCTAATTCCTATCTTTTTGCTTTTTATCAGGTCTATTAAGGGATATGTCTCTAACGCCTTGTAGAACTCAACTAGATGCGGCCATAACTCATATGGTGTCGCTAACTGCCCAGGCTCTTCTATCTTTACGTATTTCAAAAATGCCAGCGGGTCTCTCTTTATCCTGCCTATCTCGGCTACTTGCTCTTCAGTGAAACCTTTATGAACATCCATCTATACCTCACAACTTCATTCTAGTGTAAAACTCTCCGTTTCAATAGTAATCCTTGAGACATCTGTAGCTATGTATTTGACCTCATCCTTTACCTCTATTGAACAAATTACCGTTTCGCCAATATCAAAAGCCATTTTAACCTCCCTTGAATTGCGAACTTATATTCAAATCCTTGCTAATACTACTCTCTATTTTAACACACTTTTTAATAGATGATGTTATGTTCAGGTCTTGGCTTACCGAAACCTGACTGAAAATCTTTAGCCTGCGGTTATATTGCCCAATGACATCAAGTTTGCCAATTCTAGATAGGATTGCTTTGCCAATAGCTGTAATTACCTTTTATAAATTGTATAATTCACTTTACATAATCCTAAATTGGGTTTTTGGACTTGGGCGTAGTTTGGGCTTGCCTTGCTTCTCGTCGTCGTCCCTGTCCTGGTCTGGGTGGGTATCGTGGTCTTCGTTAATGAAAGAAAGAGGAGTCAGCCCAGTCTGAGAAGC